AGCCGTTAGCGGAATTTGTTGCGCACAGTGCAGCGGGGATGGGTTCTGGTTTAGTTGGGTTTGCCGGTCATGGCGTTGGCGGTGACTTGCAGAAAGACTTTGGCACGCCTTATAGCCCGCAAGCGGTAGAAGACATGAGGGCATCAATTCGTGGCGTACCGGAGCAAATTGGTTTTGGCCCAATGGAAGACAACTCGTATCAGCGAGCGTTGAACGATGCGATGGGGTCAGTTGTCGATGCGGTGACAAGCAATCCGGGTTATCGCGCATTTGTCGAGCCGATGTTGCCTGATGCTGCCGAATTTTTAATAGACCAATACCAGCAAGAGCCGCCGCATTATCAAGATGCGTTAGGTGGCCTTGGCGAGTACATAGGGAACGCAATTCGATGAAAAGAGCGAATCCAATCGTAAAAGGAAAAGACGCAGAGCAGTTGCTAGAGCATCCGCTGCTGCAAGAAGGTTTTGATTCAATTGAGAGGGATGTGGTTAACGCTTTGGCTTCTACCGGGCTTGTGTCTGGCGAATATGACGAGGCGTTAGAACTGGTGCGCACGCTCCAAGCAAACCGTCGATTGAAGAAAAAGCTGTGGGAATACGTTTCGCACGGCAAATTGGAAGCCCGCGCCGAAGAACAGCGGGCAAAACAAAATAGAGGTCGTTGACCTCATAAAAGGAGAATGAAGTGGATACCCCGCAAACGGATTCTACAAATTCTGTCGACATCGCTACCGAACGCTTTATGCAGAGTTCTGTTTTTGATGACGAAGGAACAATCCAAGAAACAGAGGCGCAAGCCCCGGTTGAGGAAGACGCCGAAGTCGAAGAAGTAACAGACGAGCCAGAAGCAGAGGTAGAGGCTGTTGATGAAGACAGCGACCCACAAGAGGAAGTCGAAGAACCGGCATCCGAGGAAGACGAACAACAGGCATCTTTTGAAAGTTTGGCAGACTTTGCCGAGGCGCTAGACGTTCCCATTGAGGAACTGCTAACTACCGTGAAGGCGCAAATAAAAGTCGACGGCCAGACCGATGAGGTTACTTTAGACAGTCTGATACGAGATCACCAAAAAAGTAGACATTTTCTTAATAAGGCGAATCAGCTTGCCGAAGAACGCCGACAATTTGATGCGGAAGTCACGGAGAGACAACAGCAATTTGAGTCATCAAACGCTCAATCTGCATACATTCTCAACACACTAACCGCCGGGATCACGCAGCAAATGCAAAGCCCAGCCATGAAGCAACTACGAACGTCGAACGTTGCAGAGTGGAACGCTAAACGCATTGGCTACGAGGATCAGTTGAAGGCTATTGAAAAGCTGAGATCAACCGCTGCTGCCCAATACGACGCGACGAAAGCGCAGATTGCCCAAGACCGTCAAACTCGCATTGCAGAGCAGCTTGTTCAAGAAGCTGAACGATTAGAAGAAGTGATACCGAACTGGAACGAGACAACCCGGAATGAAGTAACGTCGTTTCTCATGCAGGAACCTGACTACGCATTCACGCCGGAGCTTGTTAACAGCATCCACGACCATCGCTATGTGCGAATGGCTTGGGAGGCTATGCAGTATCGGAAGCAACTTGCCAGTGCAGACCAAGCGGTGAAAACCGTGAAGAAGGCACCCAAGGCGCTCACTCCGGGTAAACGTCAGACACCGAGAAGCAATCAGCAAAAGCAAGTTAAGGCACTTAGGGGCCAATTGCGCAAAAGCGGAGACGTAAAGGACGCAGCAGCATTATTAGAGAAAATTCTTTAGAGGAATCTAATCATGGCTCAGTCCACCAATACGCTAGATCGCTATGACCTAGCAACCAATGGAGATAATGCACGCGAGGATTTGCGTTAACGATAGCGCCATCGTGTAGCGATACACGTTGCAAATCTGGTGAATTGCTGGGAAGTCTCAACGAGATAATCAGCAGCCAAGCCCGAAAGGGAAGGTTCAACGATCATTCCGAAAGGAAGTAGGGTTAAGTAACCCGAAGCGCCAGACACCTCCACGAGGTGATGAGATGATCTGATCTGTGTGGCGACATACAGCAGCCGACAGGCGGGAGCGGACTAACGACCCGTTTTGAACAAAAATGAATATCATTAGCGACATTTCTCCTACCGACACCCCCTTCCAATCATCAATTGGTCGGGATAAAGCAACCAACACATATACCGAATGGCTTATGGACAGCCTTGCTACAGCGTTAATTGGCGCTCCTGCTTAGGAATAGGCAGGCAAACAGACGGTGAACTCAGGGAACCTCTCAAGCAGACAATCCTGATCCAAGCCTCAATAGAGGAAGGTGCAACGATCATCCCGAAAGGGAGTAGGGCCAAGTGGCCCGAAGCGCCGTCTACCCAGACCGGGTAAAGATATGATCTCAACTGTGTGGCGACACGCAGCAGCCTACGGGCGCTGACAGACTAACGACCTGTCGGGAAGATACAGCAAGCAGCAACGCTCACATAGACGGTGATGAGTTCTCAGGCGACGCCCTGACCACTCCAGCCCGACTCGGTAACTACTGCCAGATTTCACGCAAAGACCTAGTGACATCACGCCGAGCTAACATTGTTAACAAGGCAGGTCGAAAGCAGGAAATGGCGTACCAACTTGCAAAAGCTGGTAAAGAAATCAAGCGCGATGTAGAGAGCGTACTGTTATCCAACCAAGTTGGTGCATCAGGCTCAAGCAGTGCCGCTGGCACCACAGCAGGCTTGCCAGCTTGGATTGGTGTCGCAGTTTCATCTGAAGTCGACAGTGGCAACACTGATCGCGGATCAGGTGGCGCAGACCCAGCACTGTCTAGCACAAATGACGGATACCCCGGAACAGCAGCTACGGACGGAACGGCTCGCGCTCTGACCGAAGACGGCTTGTTGGGTGTTATTAAGTCATGCTACATCAACGGCTCTAGCCCTAACGTCATTATGATGGGGCCAACCGTTAAGCAGCTATTCAGCAAGTATATGTTCTCTAGCAGCAGCCGAATCGCGACGCCTTACCAAGACTTTGGTAAGAATCAGCGCGACGGTGTTGGTGTTGTGGGAGCAGTAGACGTATACGTTAATTTAGGCGTAGCCGCATAGGAATATGCGGGCAATAACGTGGTGAACTCAGGGGACAACTCTAAGAGTCAATCCTGATCCAAGCCGAGAAATCGGAAGGTGCAACGACTATCCCTTACGGGAGTACAACCAAGCGGTTGGAAGCGCCACGCACCCAGAACGGGTGAAGATATAGTCTCATCTCTACGGCGACGTAGAGCAGCCGAAAGGCGGGGCCAGTTTAGCGAACTGGTTTGAAGGTTCATGCTCAGATTTCGGTGTACTTGATGTGGTTCCTAACAGGTTCCAACGACAAGTATCGTCCGATTACACTGACGTCTTTGTTCTTGATACTGAATACGCAAAGGTAGCGTACCTCGATGATTACCGTACTGACGTAATCGCCAAGGTAGGCGACGCCGAACGCAGAATGCTGTTGGTTGACTATGCATTAGTTATAGACAACCCCGGCGCGCACGGCATCTTTGCAGACGTAAATGACGACACTGCAATGACTGCAAGCTAATTATTTAGCGCAGTGAGAAGGGGGCTTCGGCCCCCTTTTTTTATGGGATTTTTATGAAAAAAGTGATCCAAGACCAGCTATGGAACGGCAACGTCAATCGCGTTTATACGGATGGCGATACGGTGATTTCCGAGGATGTAAAGCCTGCAAAACAGGTTCAAGCGATCCTCGACAGTAACGCAGAGTTGCGTAATCACGCCGTTGTTAACAAGCAGGCGCGTGGCCGATTAGTGGCCCGCATCCCTGACACCATGCATAGGGAATGGAAAAAAGAGTGGCAGACCAAGTACCGACAAGATTGGACTTGGCGCACCTATCTAAGCATGAAATTAAACAGCCGAGAAAACAGCTATCTGAAGCTGATTAACGGAAAAATCTGATGACCACATACGCAACGCTTAAAAGCGACATCACTGAGTACATGGCTCGCAGCGACATCACCGACGCGCTCAAGGCGACGTTTGTGCGTCTGGCCGAGGCTGAGATTCGCAGAAGCGTGCGTATTGGTGCTATGGAAGTGACAGACACCTCGTTTGCAGTGAGCAACCAATCAACGGCGCTGCCTACCGGGTTTATCGCAATGCGAAGCCTGTCAAACAACACACAGAACAAGCGCGAGATGGACTATCTACCGCCAGCGCGATTGCGCAGCAGTAAGGTAATGGACATCGGTTCGCAGACCCCAACAGCGTACACAATCGAAGGCACCAATCTCGTTGTGGCCCCATCGCCGAGTGCTGGCACCACTCTCACGATGGTGTACTACAAGGCGTTTGATGCGCTCTCAGCGGACTCTGACACCAACGTGCTGTTATCTACCTATTACGACGTCTACCTCTATGGCGCGCTTAGAGCGGCTGCTGAGTGGGCGTTAGAGCCTGATGCCGAAGGCCGTTATACGCAAAAGTTTCTGGCCGTTATTGAGCAGACGAATCAAGAGGAACGCTGGTCGAGGGTGAGTGGTTCTGCATTATTCAGAACCGGCGGCATGGGTACACCATGACCAAGATGATCTTTGGCGAGTGGTTGCCAGATCAGCCCGCGCTGGATAATCCGGGCGCGACCATTGCTAAGAACGTGCTGCCCTATGTGCGCACCTACGGCTCGTTTAAGAGTCTGCAATCGTTTTCTACCGCACTCAATGCAGCGTGTGTGGGATCTGTCACCGTCAAGGACAGTGCAGGCACCATCCACAATCATGCCGGTACTGGTACTCAGATAGAGGCGTTATCGGCCACTAAAACGTGGGCCAACATAAGCAAGAGCGGCAACTATGTCGGCGCGAGTTCGTGGCGCTGGGGTCGGTTTGGGGATCGCATGATCGCCGTGGCTCCGGGGATTGCTCCGCAGTATTTTGACCTAACCACATCCAGCACCTATCTGGATCTACCCGGATCACCGCCAAAAGCCGAGAGCATTGCGACTATTCGTAACTTCTTGGTTTTGGGCAACATCAACGACGGGTCGCCAAGGCCGAACCGATTGAACTGGTCGGGCTACAACAATACCGAACTATGGACTGCGAGCATTGCAACGCAGTCAGACACAAGAGATTTAGAGGGCGACGGTGGTGATATACAGGCCATCGTCCCCGGTCAGTACGGCGTCGTGTTCCAAGAGAACTCTATATGGACGATGACGTATGCAGGCCCGCCAACCATATTCAGACTGAACGAGGTCGAAGAAGGGCGAGGCACGCCAGCCCCGGACAGCGTGTGCTGGTCAGGATCGACCATTTACTATTTGGGCCAAGACGGGTTTTACGCCTTCACCGGCCAAGGCTCGCGTCCGATTGGCGCTGAGAAGATAGACCGCTGGTTCTTTAACACGGCAGACGAGAATTCTGTGCGCTTCGTGCGCGGTGTTGTGGATCGACGCAACCGCATGGTCATTTGGTCGTTTAGATCCAGCAGCACGTTGGATTACAACGATTACCTGTTGATCTACAACTGGGCTGCTGACAAGTGGTCGTACTGTCAGGTCGATACCGAGGTAATTTCTGAGTACCTGACAACGGACTTCAACCTAGACCAGCTAGATACGCCACTGCCTAACGGCATTGATACCGATTCGATCCCTGTCGACTCCGAAGCGTTTAGAGG